GTAAAGGTCGGAAAGTTTATAGCCTTCCGAGGGAGAACGCATTAGCCGGCAGTATTCGGCAATGGCATATAAATCAGCGGCTTAGGGTTTTCAGCTTGGCGCATTGTGCTGCTAAATCCGGCAGTGTTTTCGACACTTTTTCGACATCATTGGTTGCGCACATTCAGGTTTGTCGTCTGTTTACAGTTTCTGCGCATGATGCTTCCCTCACCACCTGGGCAGTAGTCGCTGAGCTTCGCATCAGGCCTCCCTACCACCACCACCTTCATCTCTGCTTGAGTTCTCTTCTTTACTGGCTCTGGTTCGATTGCCGGGTACGACACAACGTTTACAGCTCCCTTGGGTGTGTAATTCAGGTCGTTGAAAACGGTCTGTTTCCCTGGCTCACCTGTCGATTGCGATGCTTCCCCATCGCTTGCCAAGCCGGCTTTTTCGACTATTTGATCCCAGTCTTTTGCTGCCTCTGGTTCTCTTCTGATTTGAGCTACTGGAGCGTACGTCGTCTGTAGGCTTCCGTTCTCATACTCCGTACTCGCTTTCCTTTTTAAGAAAGCCTCTCCTGCAACTATCATCGCTCCGAAGGTTACGCCTACGCCGATTACTGCGATTGCCATGGGTTTCCATGCTTCGCTTCTCTTTCGGCTCTGTATCCAGTCAGGGGCGTCTTCCCAGTCAGCTCTCATCCTTTTCTCTCCTTCCGGGCGTACCAGCGCCTAGCTACTTCCTTGGTGATCGCTATCCCGCGTTTTGATTGGGCAAGTTTGAATTGGCCTCTTCGTATCCAGGCGAAACCTGGCCCTTTGCAGGGTCTACCTCCCCCCTCCACAGCCACAACTCGTATTGAGGAAATACCTTCAGCAGCTCCTCTAGATCCTCGATCCGGGTCTTCACCTTCCGATTGGTCGCCACGGTCTGCCACCTCTGGCGCTCCTTGATCGTAGTGGCCTCAGCCAGCTTCGTGGCCCCTATGTGCCTCACTAGGGTTCTAAGCCTTTCCTCGATCATTCCAAAAAGCTCTTATAAATGATGAATAATTTATTGATAAATAATTCATCAAAGGCCATCATGCCCCTGCATCGATAAATTATTTATTACACGTTTTGTGTAGAACCACACGAATAGTGACGGAACGAGCATGGAACTGGAAGAGCTGGAACCTTCGAAGCTGATAGGCCCGCAACAGGACGTGGAAACCGTCGAGTCCTGGGCCGACCGGAACGGCCTGACCTACGGCACCGCGCGTGCCTGGGCAATGAAAGGCGTTCTCCCCACCGTAAAGCTAGGCAAGCGCCGCATGGTCAACAGCGCCCTGCTCCGCACCTGGCTGCTGGAACAGGAGTGGACGGCATGAATCCTCCCTTCTATACGCAAGCCGCCTTCGCCGCCTTGGCTGGTGTTCCGGTCGAACAGGTCGCGTACTGGATCAGAACCGGCACCGTCGAGAGCGTGAAGCTCGGCAAAACCCGCGTGGTGTTGTTTACGGGGGTGAATCAATGAGCCGCACTGACCAGCAATTCAAGCTGCGCATGCCGCCAGCCCTCCGCGCCCAGGTAGAGCAAGCCGCCAAAAAGGCGAACCGCTCCCTGAACGCCGAAATCGTCACCCGCCTGCAAGCCAGCTTCGCCAAAGCAAAGCCCGAGGTGTCGGCCAATGACCAACACGAGTCAGTACCTGCTGTCACATCCCAGGGAGTGCGGCTGTCCGGGCTGCTTTGCCCGCAATCCCCAGGGCAAGTACATGGCGTTCGTGCGACACCCGCACCCCGAGAACTGCGACTGCTCTGTGTGCTACGTCAATCGAAACTGGGCGACGCTCCCAACATCGTCGAACTCGGCTACCTGCCGATCCACACCATGCACCGACTGCCGCCCCGCGCAATGGTCCGTGGTAAATGGTCGGACCCACGTTACGCCGGCTTATACCTGCGAGAAACACAAGCCGTCGAGCCGGCCGCCGAAGTACTGGAGCGTTGTGCTCGACACCGGCAAACCCACGCCCTTCGTGCCCCTGCGCGAACCGTTCGAACTGGTGGGGTGATCGCATGATTCAAGTCCTCCTGCTTCTCGACCTGCTAGCCATCGTTGGAATTGTGTCCTTCGGCCTTGCTCGTAACTCAATCCAACGCCCCGGCGAACCCACCGTCTGCACCTCGGCCCATCCGGTCAAGGGCCGCGCCCCCGGCTTGTCCGAACACGCTTCACCGTTCGGTCAAACGGAGGCACGGGCAGAGCGAACCCTTGAACACCCACCACCCTGAATAGCCTCCGCTCGTGAGTGTGGGGCAGCTCCACCGCCCCGCGCTCCCGAGCCCTCGGCGGCAAGAGTGGGATGACAAGGGCAAAGCCCTTGGTGTTAACCAGATTAATGATCAAAAGTTAATTATCGCCAAAGTTAAAAGTTCCATTGCGTCACTATTCGGCTCAATAAGTTTTAACCGATGATATTTATGCAAGAGTGACTTTTTAACTTTTCAGTAGCGTATAACTAGGCACATAGAAACCCGTTGCAAGCCGCGTAATCCCTGGCACTGGCGAACTTAGCAAGTTCCTCTGCCTGGGCTAATTCGGCCTGCTGAAAGGCAAAACCGCGCAATAACGCGCAACTAAGCGAGGAAAAACAGATGGCACGTTCGACTATGGAAGTTGCATTTCTCGGCACTCAGAAACTGGCGTTCAACCAAAACGGCACCGACGTAAAAATCGTCAAGGTGTTTTACGGCGATGAGCCAGACGGCATCACCGAAAACGGCCTGTCCATTGTGAGCATGGATGTGCCTGCCGACGTTGCAGATGAGGTGTTCGCCTCTGGCGCCCAATTTGCCCCGCTCGAAACGGTCCGCATCACCTTCGAAGTGGCGCGTGCTGGTAAGCAGAAAGGTAACAACCTGGCTGTGCATATCGAGGCGGTGAACCCGAAAGGCCAGGCCGCCAAGCCTGCTGCCCCGCAAGGCACCCAACAACAGCCCAAGCCGACCGGTGCTCAACCGGACGCGGCCAAGGCCTAACGGGAGGGCGCCGCCGTGCTGATCGTTGATCGCGTGCTGTGTGACTGCTGCGGGCAGTCCATGGGCCAGCTCTACAACCAGTCCGCCCCCCAGCCCGACCTGCTGCCCGATCTGAACACGGCGCCCGACCTCGTCATCTGCCCCGACTGCATCGCCATGGCTGAGGTCATCCGCGACCCCAGCTTGGCCGAGTAAGGGGGCGCCATGAATTTCATTGTGTGCGACGGCGTATGGGAGAGCGCAGGCCAGACCCCGGTTTGTGTCGGCACCCTCTCCACCGTCGCGCTCAGTGAGATAAGCCCGACCGGGCTAACCGCTGAAGACCATGCACAGATCCGCGAACACGCCCTGGTGCTGTTCGCCATCGTCTTCGGTGCTCTCGTGCTGAAAAAGGCACTCAACCTGTAGGAGACACACCCATGCAAAACCTGAAAGTCCTGCGCCGCTCGCTCGGTGCTTCCGCCGCTGTTGGCCTGCTGGCCGTACAGCAAGCTCATGCCGCCCTCCCGGCCGGTGTGACCACTGCCCTCACTGATGCGCAGGTCGATGGCGTCGAGGTCGCGGGCATCGTCCTCGGCGTGATCATCGCGATCGCCGCCTTCAAGTTCATCCGCCGCGCGCTGTAAGGCCGGCTGCAACCAACCAGCCCGGTAACTCGTTATCGGGCTTTTTCACATAAGGGCTTTTCATGGACGCCAACATGCTGACCACGATCATCATCGTTATGGCGTTCTGGGCTCTGTTCTTTGGGCGGGTTTGATATGCGCCGGACACGCTTTTATGTCGCGCTGGCTCTGCTGATTGTTTCGGCTGGGTCTTACTCGGGGCTAACTCAGGCTGAGGATTATTGGTGGATGTGTGGTCTCTCTCGCTGCAATGATATTCGCAACTCCACTCCTCAGGATGCTGCACACCTAAATCTCTCTTCCCAGAATTGGGATATGAATCTTGTTACCCTGTCTGCCTGCTCCCCTGGTAGTAGCGAAAATCTATTTTCTTGTCCTTATGAGCGCCGTAGCGCTACAACTGGCAACGTTGTTGCTCGTGGCGCTGTTACTGTCCAGCGCTCTGGCAATGGTTGTACTCAGCCCGCTGTCTATAACCCTCACACCGGCATCTGTGAGCCCCCGCCATCTCAATGCGAATCCAAAAAGGACCAAAGCACCACCTGGTCCATGCTTCGCCCCGACCTCAACGGCCTTGGCCCTATCGAACATGGTTGCGAGGCCGGTTGCCGTATCGCCCTGGGTACCTCTGAATGTGCCCCTGTTTCCGAAGGCGCTACCACTGGCGTTTGCTGGGGCGTAGGCACGTTCACCGGCGCTGAATGCCAGCCCGGCGACAACCCCACCGGTGGCACCCCGCCGACCGATCCCACCGACCCAACGGACCCGACCGACCCGCCGCCAGATTGCGGCCCTGGCCACTCATGGTCCGGCACCACCTGCGTGCCTGATGAACCTGAGGAATGCGACCCCAGCACCGGCGAAGTCTGCCCGCCCGATGATGGTGACGGCGAAGACGGCGATGGAGAAGACGGGGACGGCGATGGGGATGGAGAAGGTGACGGTGATGGCGAGGGAGACGGCGAAGGGGATGGCGAATGCGATCCCGCGACCGATCCGAATCAATGCAAGGGTGATGGCGATGGTGTGTGCGACCCGAAAACCGATCCCAACCAGTGCAAGGGCAACGATGACGGCGATTGCGACCCCAAAACCGACCCGAACAAATGCGTAAAGCCCAGCGTCGAGGGCGAAGATTGCGACACCGAGCTGAAGTGCGAAGGCGACGTCATCCAGTGCGCCATTCTGCGCGCCAACAAAAACCAGATATGCCAGTGGACGTACAACGAACAGGTTAAGCGCGACATCGAGAGCGAGCTGGCCGGCGAGGACTACCAGCTGGAAGAGAAGTCTATCGCCGTCAGCAGCCTGTTCACCGAAGCCGTGAACAAAGGCCGCTGGCTGCCTCAGTCGTGCCCATCACCACAAAGCTTTTCCGTCATGGGCCGCAGCTACTCGTTTAGCTGGGAGCCCGCCTGCCGTTTCGCCCAAGCCATCGGCCCGCTGATTGTGGCCCTGGCTTCGATCTTCTTTGCAGTCTCCATCGGACGCGGAATCAAGGGGTCTTGATATGCCACTACTACCACTACTCGCCACCTTCCTCGGCTCCATCGTTTCCGGGCTGGTCTTCCGGGCGCTGGCTTCCCTGGGCTTTGCCTACGTTGCCTATGTCGGTATCGGCCAACTGATCGACACCGTCGACAGCTACGTCAAAGGCCTGTTCGGGTCCATCCCGCCACCCGTCGCGGCCATCCTCGGCATGGCCAAGGTCGATGTGGCCATCAACATCATCATCGCCGCTGTCATCGCTCGCCTGATGCTGGCCGGGATGGACCGTATCACCGGCACCATCACCGGCCTCGCCCTGCTCAACAAGGCAGGTGGCTGATGTTCGTCCTGCGCACAGGTCTGCAGGGCAACGGCAAGACCTTGAACACCATCAAGGAAGTAGACGCCAAAGCCGCGAAAGAAGGCCGCCCGGTCTACTACCACAACATCCGCGGCTTCGATCCCAATGCCGAAGTCCTCGAGGCCGTTTGGCAAGAATTCGATGAGCCGCAGAAATGGCACGAGCTGCCGCAGAACGCCATGATCGTCATCGACGAAGCGCAGACCTTCTTCCGTGTGCGCCCTGCCGGCTCTGCCGTCCCCGCCTACGCCAGCGCCCTGGAAACCATGCGCCATCGCGGCCATGAACTGCACTGCATTACCCAGAACCCCGGCCTGATCGACACCCACTTCCGCAAGCTCTGCAACTCGCACATTCACTACGTGCGAGGCCACAAAGGCAAGGTCATCAAGCGCTGGGAGTTCGAGCGCGTGAACATGGACGTCGAGAAGAAGAACGACTTCAGCGACGGCCAGGCGACCCGCGTCCTACTCGATAAGAAGTACTTCGGCGTGTACCAGTCCGTGGCCGAAGGCTCTGAGCATCACATGAAGTTCAAGCCGCCTCGGGCGCTGTTCGTGTTTATCGCCTGCATCATCGGTATCGGCTACTTCGGCTACGGCATCTATGAACGGCGTATCGCCCCGCCCAAGCCCCAGGCCGAAGCCGTCGAACAGGCGCGCGCTACGTCACCGACCGGCGAACCCGTGGCGCAGCAGCCAGCCCCAAACAATGCCGCGCCGCTGTCGCCTGAAGAGTACGTCGCCCTGCGAGTGCCCCGCCTACCCGATGTGCCCAGCTCGGCGCCGATCTACGACGAAATCACCCGGCCCGTCACCTATCCGCGTCTGTCCTGCATGTACTCCACCGATCAACAGATGGTGGCCAGGAATCACAAGCGCCTCGTCCTGGGCTATCGCGACGGCAAGGTCTACGGCTGTCGCTGCAACACCCAGCAAGGCACTAGAGCGGTGGTGTCCTTTGAAGCCTGCATGGCCTACGTCGAAGAAGGTGCATTCGATCCTGCGAAGCCTGATCGCCTGCCCGATCCCAACGGCCAGATTGCTCAGACACAACCAGAACAACAGCCTCCCCAAAACCAGCCCTCGCGCCCTGCTCCTTCTGCCAGCGCTAACGCACCGGTAGGCGCTGCATGGCCGTCGCTGAGCGGCTATCAGGGTGCCCTGTGAGCGAACACCAACGGAACGCCATGCGCGGCGGCGTGGTTGCGTGCGAGGCACGAGCGCGCGTGTGCGCCGCCGCGCGGGCGCTGACGTCCCTGTAGCACGTCAGATAAACCAAGGTTAAACGTGTCGATTCGGCACTATTTGGAGCATTAGAAAATGGCAGTTAAAGACCAACTCCGCGTTGATCGTGAGTTCAAGAAAACCCCGACCGGTAGGCTGTTTTTCGACAGCATGACCGCTCGGATAACTGACCTTTCCAACGTCCGAATCCTGGCCTGCAGCGTCGATACCGTCCGCCAGTTGTATCGCGGCCTGATCCGCCCGGAAATCATGAGCCTGTTCGAGAAGCCAGGGACCATCGTCGACTTCGCTGGCCAACGTTGGCACTCGGGTCGCGTCAGCAAGGATTCTGGCTACCAGTACAAGCTGCAGAATGCTGACCTGGGCATCATCCTGCTGGTGAAGAACTTCAACGCCAAAATCGAGAATATCGGCCCCCACCTGAAAATCGAGGTGTCTCCGCATGCCATCGACCAGTTCTGCCCCGAGCGCCTGCAGGAACGCCTGGACTACTACGCCGACCACGTGCTGACCAACGTCGAACGCAACCAATGCGCGGTCCACCTCGCGCTAGACCTGCAGGGCTGGCAACCGCCCGCCGATCTGGTCGCCCGCATGCACTGCCGCGCACGCGCAGCCCGTGATATCTCCGGCATCAAGGAAATCCAGTGGACGCTGGAGTCTGCCACTTACGGCAAAGGTCAGTCCTACCTGTTCGGCTCTGCTGGTGGCGTCCAGCTCGGTATCTACAACAAGACCGAACAGGCCCGCTCCATCGATAAGCTCGACTATTGGGAAAACGTCTGGAAGCGTCGCGACAGCTTCGACGAAGCCGATCCGGACAACTACAACCCCGAGCAAGACGTATGGCGCGTAGAGCTGCGTTACCACCACTCGGTGATCCAGCAATTCGCCTCCGGCTCGTTCGACCTGCACAGCGGCGAGACCATCGAAACCAACAGCTATGCCGCCTTTGCCCCTCACCTAGACGGCCTGTGGCGCTATGGCCTGCGCCAATTCAAGTTGCTGGCTCGCCCTGGCTACTTTGAGCCCATCTGGACGCTGATCCGTGACGATGTTCGCGTGGATCTGCCGGTGGATTCCCTGGTCGATGAAACCGAGTACAAGCGCCAATACAAGACCTCGCGCGGCTTCTCCGGTAAGAACGTCGAGCTATTCCTGGGAAACTTCGTCAGCCTGCTGGCACGGGAGCGAGTGGGCGCTAGAAAGGCTTTCTATCGGCTCAAGGATTGGGAGTGCTGGCCGGTGATCCGCGACCACTATGCCGCCAAAGGCATGGATGAAGACGGGCTGTATAAGCACATCAAAGGCATCCTTGAAGAACGGCATGTGCGTTGGGGGCGTGCTGTCTGATGGCAATAGAGCAACTGCCTGACGGACGCTGGAAAGTCGACGTTGAACCCATCAAGGGCCGGCGCTTTCGCAAGACCTTCAAGACCAAGGGTGAAGCCCAGCGCTTTGAAGCGACCTGCAGGGCCAATTGCATCGACTCGCCAGCCTGGACGCCCAAGCCGAAAGATCGTCGCCGCCTATCTGAACTCTGCACCCGGTATCACGAACTCCATGGCCATGCTTTAGCTGATGGTGCCGCGATCCTCCGCACCCTGCAGAACCTGGCTAAAGACCTGGGCGACCCCATCGCGGTCAAGCTCACCGGCAATGCCTTCTGCGAAACACGCAGCGAACTGCTCAAGGCTGGCATTCAAGGCAAGACGCTAAACAACCGGCTCGGCTACCTGAAAGCCCTGTTCAACGAGCTGCACCGTCTCGGCGATATCGACTATCCCAACCCGCTGGCCAAGGTCCGCCCGCTACGCCTGCAGGAACGCCCTATTTCCTACCTCTCGACCTGCCAGATAGCCGAACTGCTCGAGGCCCTGGATGACCGCACGACCAGCCCTGGAATTGGCCTGATCGCTCGCGTCTGTCTGAGTACGGGTGCCAGGTGGGGAGAAGCCCAGGCGCTGACACCTGAGCGAGTGAGAAACGGCATGGTGACCTTTGCCAACACCAAGTCGAAGCGAACCCGGTCGATTCCTATCGATAGAGAGCTGGAAAAGGCACTGCAGATCTACTTCAAGCGCCACGGCCTGTTTACCAACTGCATGCTGACCTTTAGCCGTGTACTGGAGAAGACTTCGATCAAGCTCCCGGCCGGCCAGGCAACGCACGTGCTACGCCACACCTTCGCCAGTCACTTCGTTATGCGGGGCGGGAACATCCTGACGCTGCAGAAAATCCTGGGGCATACGTCGCTGGCAATGACCATGCGCTATGCGCACCTGTCGCCGGACCATCTGCAGGATGCTTTGACCCTGAATCCGCTTTTCGACACTTCTTCGACACCTGCCGAAAGCTGAAAAGCAAAAAGCCCCGAAAACTTCTCAGTTCTCAGGGCTTTAGGTATTACGAAAGTGGCGGTGAAGAAGAGATTCGAACTCTTGATACGGTTTCCCGTATAC